ACGCCATTGCTGACGTGAGCGGCCTGACTGCGGCTCTTGCGGCCAAGGCGGATGCGGTCCACACGCACACCGCTGCTGACATCACTGACTTCCAGGTGGAGGTCAGGCAGGAGATGGTTGCCTACTGGGACACCATTGCTGGGGTGGACGGCGGCGTGGACACCATCCGAGAGACGCTTGACGTCATCCTCGCGAATGCTGACGCTGTCGCAGAGCAGATCAGCCGCTATGAGGAGGACATCGGTGACGGCACTGCGACCACCCACGATGTAGCGCACGCCCTGAACAGCCTGGACGTGTCGGTGGAGGTGTACAACATCTCCACGGGTGACACGGTCATCGCCGGGGTGCGCCGCATCAACGCAAACACTGTCCGCATCTCGGCAACTCCCGCAATCGCCAACGCCTCGCACAGGGTTGTCATCAAGAGGTAACGCCAAATGGTCGATGCCATCAACGGCTTAGCGGTCACCCAGACCCTCACGCTGGACGGGCACAACGTCTGGCATGAGGGCAACTTCAACCCAGCGTCGAAGCTGGATGCCGCTGAGTTCAACGCAGCTGAGGTTCTAGCACGCATCCTCACAGCAGACGGGGCGGGTTCTGGTCTGGACGCTGACCTGCTGGACGGTCTGCACGCCTCAGCCTTCGCTCAGCTTGGGCAGTCCAACACATTCTCAGGCGACATCACCATTGCTGATGGCGCACCGTCGTTACAGATCGACACCACCAACACGAGCGGAGACAACCTGAGCTACTTCAGGATGAGGGGCGTTCGGTCGAATGCGACAGGCACCGTCGCACAGATGGACTTTCAAGACAACACTGGGGGCACAGCCACCACGGTTGCCCAGTGGCTCATCGGCAAGGATGGCGACATCAACCTCAGCACTGGCAAGCTCCAGGTGGCTGGAGGTGATGTCTGGCACCAGAACAACGACGGGGCCGGGTCTGGACTGGATGCTGACCTGCTGGACGGCTCGCATGCTTCAGCCTTCGCCTTCCTCACTGGAGCCGCGTTCACTGGGGCTGTCTCAGCGCCCTCGTTCACGGGTGATGGCTCAGCCCTGACAGGAGTTGAGGCAAGTGACCTGACCCTTCCAGTCGTCTTGAATGCTTCTGACGCAACTGCGAACGCAGGTTTCTCTGGCATCACTGTGGACATCAATATGTCTGGCTCTGATGCGACAACCAGTGACAAAACTCACCGTGCGTTGTATATCGACGTTGACAGTTCAGCGTCTGGAGGTGACACCAACCATGAGCATCGGGTGTACGGAGTTCACTCAGATGTCCGCGTCACAGGTGACAGTGACTTAGTTTATTCAGGCTACCTCTTCGCTCAGTCGAACCACTCCACGGGCACAGTGACGAACCTCGCTGGCGCATACAACTATGCGCTTGCGAACAACACTGGCGGCACAGTGTCCAACACCTACGGCTCCCAGAACTTAGGTTTTGCAGCACAGACTGGTGCCCAGACGACTGTCTACGGCTCCTACTCCCGTGCCCTCCATATGTCAACGTCTACGTCTAAGTTGACGAACGGCGTGGGCGTCTATGCTGAGGTTGAGAACGACAGCACGGCGGGCATGACCAACGCCAGGGCAGTCCAGGCTCTGATTGACCGTGACGCGGGCACGATTGACAACGCCTACCTGTTCCAGGGCAACTACACCACCCTGACGGGCATCACCAACCCCTGGGGGCTGTACATTGCCACGAATGTCCCGAACTACCTGCGCGGTGACCTGCACATCGGCTCAGAGACGGGGGGCGTGGTCTGGCATGAGGGCAATGACGGCCCCGGTTCTGGTCTGGACGCTGACCTGCTGGACGGTATGCACGCCAGCGAGTTCCTGACGCCCACGGGCAACGGCGGCCAGCTCACCGGGGTTGACGCTGAGTTCTTGGGCGGCCAGTCCGCCTCAGCCTACGCCCGTCTGTCAGGCGCAACCTTCACGGGCACGATCAACGCTGCGCAGGTCCAGTGGAACGGGTCTGACGTGTTCCATCCAGGGAACATGGCGACGGGTTCTGACGCACGCGCGTTTGGGGGCCTTGGAGTTGGCGGAGCATCCTCTGACGCCACCAACAAGCTGTCCGTGAACAGTGAGGCGGTGTTGTTGAACAACGCAGGCGACGACATGCGCCTGACCATGAACAAGGCTGTTGCAGCAGACGACACCAGCTTGACCATGCAGACGGGCTTCAGCACCCGCGCCCAGGTTGGCCTCACAGGCAACGACGACCTGACGCTCAAGGTCAGTCCAGACGGTTCTGCGTTTCATGATGGCATCATCATCGACCGGGCCACAGGCCGCGTCACCATGCCCAACACGCCTGCGCAGAAGTTCTCGATCAACAACAGTGGCCGCGTCTACCTGTACGGCTCTGATGACAGATGGGTCACGAACTCTGATGACGTGTACGGCCCCAACTACTACCAGATGGCTGAGAGTGGTCTCACGGGCGTTGACCCTGTACAAGAGTGGGAGCACATGGGTGACTATGTCCGAGAGGGTACAGTCATCCATGACCTGGCTATGTTGGGCCGCATCACGGACACCGCCACCATTGCGGACCTGGAAATTTTGTTGAGCTTCACCGCTCCAAACCCGGTGAGCCGTTGGGACACCACTGGGCTGGACAACGACGGAGAGGACATCCACACGACGCTCTGGAGAGGTTTCTGGAAGGCTGGTGGCACAGGGGTGGCAGCCTTCACTCACCCGGTGAATGACCACCACCGCCGCACCTTCCCCGTCAACTTTACCACGCCCACAGACGGTCAGCTGCGCATCTACTACAAGCCTCACAGCGTGGACCCTCGCCCGAACACCACCAACGATTATTTCTACCACACCTACAGCTGGCTGCTGTCTTACGCTTGAGGTCATGATGGAACAGTTACCATGGGGTGAGATCATTGCGACAGGGGGGCCCACGGCAGCCCTGTCCTACGTTGTCTGGAAGCTGTGGCAGGAGAACTCTGCGCTTCAGAAGGAGCTGAGGGACACGCACGCAGCTCATGCTGAGCAGTGGAAGGCCATCTACCTGAACGTGGAGGTGAAGGAATGAGCTTCTTGGGAGCACTGCTGGGAAAGCGTGAGGATGGCATCAGCGAGGCCAAGCGCAGGTCTGAAGAGGCTCGCTCTGAGCTGAATGATAAGATAGACAAGGCGCGTGAGAGGGGTGCCACGGTGAGCCTTTCTCGTGCCATGTTGGAGAGAATTGAGGTGAGTCAAGATGGGTGAACTATTCGAACTGGGGCTGAAGTCGCTTTCCATAGCGGCATCAGTGCCGGCAATCTTTCTGTCGTTTCACGTGGTCAGGCACTGGGCACCAGAGGCCAAGCGCGCGTTTGTGGAGCGTCGTGATGCCGCTGACTGGCTCGTTCTAGGTGTCACGTCGTCGTTCTTGGGCATCATGCTCAACATGCTCTACTGGACAGTCTGGTGGCTCGCTCACTTTGGCGAGGGGATGGAGCTGCAGAGCTGGATGGTTGAGAATGGCAGCTACTTCAACCTCGCCACCCGCCAGCTACTCGTCATTGTTGCCGCCTGGTGCCATCTGAAGGCGTACCACATTCATGCCAGGGGTCAGAGCCGCGACCCAGGCACGTACCTATGGCCTCTGAGCCTCGTCACGCTCACGGCCCAGCTCGCGGTAATGGTTTTGGGAGGAATGCATGTCTGAGCCGAAAGTTCAAGTTGTCCTCATGCAGAGGACAGACAACTCACTTTTCACGAAGGTTCGACTGGGGTCAGAGGTGAAGCCAAACGTCATTGTTGAGGTAGCCATCAATGACAAGGGCACTGATGCCAGAAACGAGGGCGCAGTCGCAATCGCTGGGGGCGCTCTGGCTGAACACCTTCATCAGACATATGGAGACAACATCGACGCTGAGGAGACAGCTCGTGCTGCCCGTGAGGCATTTCAGGAGATGATGTCTGACTTCCGAGGCTCATTGAACTGAGATGCCGTTTGACGCTCCCATCACTTGGGCCCCACAGGCAGGCTCACAGACTGAGTTCCTTCAGTGTCCCCTCTATGAGGTGCTGTACGAGGGCACGCGCGGCCCTGGGAAGACGGATGCACTGATCATGGACTTTGCCTCTGAGACAGGGCAGGGCCTTGGGTCCAGTTGGAGGGGCGTCCTGTTCCGCAGGACGTATCCTGAGCTGGGTGACGTCATCGCAAAGACCAAGAAATGGTTTGGACAGCTGTCGAATGCGCCCACATTCAACGAGGGCAAGAGCACGTGGACATGGCCCACAGGGGAACAGCTTCTGTTGCGCCATATGCGGGTGCCGGATGATTATTGGGCATATCACGGCCACGAGTACCCCTGGATCGGGTGGGAGGAGCTGACGACCTGGCCGAACGAAGAGTGCTTCTTGCGCATGATGTCCTGTTCCCGCTCCTCTGACCCAAGGGTGGCACAGCGGGCGCGGGTGAGGGGTACAACCAACCCCTACGGCATCGGCCACAACTGGGTGAAGGCCCGGTACAGGCTGCCCGGCAGCAGGGGCGTGCCCATCGTAGACAGCAAGGCCCGCGATGGCAAGTCAGAGCCACCCCGCATGGCGATCCACGGCCACATCCGTGAGAACCGCATCCTGTTGGACGCGGACCCTGAGTACATCAGCCGCATCAGAGCCTCAGCGCGCAATGACGCAGAACTGAAGGCTTGGCTGGATGGCTCTTGGGACATTGTGGCGGGCGGCATGTTCGATGATGTGTGGCGTCCAGAGTTTCACGTGCTTCCACCCCTCCCAGCTCGCCTCATTCCAAGGCACTGGAGGGTGGACCGCTCTTTTGACTGGGGCAGCTCGAAGCCATTCAGCGTGGGATGGTGGGCTGAGAGCAACGGTGAGCCTGTTGAGCACGAGGGCGTCACCTACGGCCCGGTCAGGGGAGACCTGATCAGGATTGCTGAGTGGTATGGCTGGACAGGAAGGCGCAACGAGGGCGTGCGGATGCTCGCCAAGGACATCGCAGAGGGTATCCGCGACCGTGAGTCAGACATGGGTCTATCGGGTCGCGTGCGTCCAGGCCCGGCGGACACCAGCATCTGGGATGACGTCAACGGCATGTCTATTGAGAGAGACATGAGGTTGGCAGGCGTCACTTGGGAGCAGGCAGACAAAGGCCCCGGCTCGCGCGTCCAAGGCTGGCAGATGTTGAGACAGAGGCTGGGTCAGTCGTTCCCGCGAAGGATAGGTGAGCCCAGAGAAGACGCTGGGATGTTCGTGACACAAAACTGCGTCCAGTTCCAGGAGACCTTCCCTGTGCTGCCACGCTGCGACCGAAACCCCGATGACGTTGACACTGAGGCTGAAGACCACATTGCTGATGAGGTCAGGTACAGGGTCAGACGTAAAGACTTGACGTTGAAGCGTCGAGTTCAATAGGAGAGGGCCCATGGCCAAGGATGATCCAACCCCAGAGACGCGCTCCTCTGCGTATGAGCAGATGGCACCGCGTTGGGACCTGATGAACGCCCTGATGGGTGGAACTGAAACTATGCGAGCTGCTGGCGAGGGTCTGCTGCCCCGCCATCAGGAGGAGAGTGACGACAGTTGGGAGCGTCGGATGGGGCAGGCAACCCTGCTCAACATGACTGAGATCACCCTCGACATGTTGGCTGGGAAGCCCTTCAGCGACCCTGTCTCCTTGGGCGAGGATGCGCCCTCAGAGCATACAACCTGGGCAGACGACATCGACCTACAGGGCAACAACATTGACGTGTTTGCGCGCAGGTGGTTTCGAGACGGGCTGGCCAAGGGCATGAGTCACGTCCTTATCGACCAGCCCCGCGTCAACACTCCTGACGGAGAGCAGCGGACGCTGGCAGACGACGCGGCTGAGAACATCCGCCCATACCTCGTGCACCTACCTGCTGAGAGCGTCATCTTCATGAGCGGTACAACCGTCAACGGGCGAGAGGTTCTTGATCACGTTCGCATCTCAGAGGGCGAGCTGGTGAGGGAAGGCTGGGGTGAGAAGTACATTGAGCGCATCCGAGTGTTGGAGCCTGGACTTGTTCAGATTTGGGAGAAGCGCAAGGCTCGCAACAAGAAGGATGAGTGGGTCAAGATTGACGAGTGGGCCACTGACCTGGACTACATCCCCATGGTCACCTTCTACACTGAGCGCCAGGGCTTGGGGTTAGCCAAGCCTCCCCTTCTGGACCTTGCATTTATGAACGTGGGTCATTGGCAGCTTGAGGCTGACCTGAACAACATCATCAGTGTTGCGTGTTTCCCCATGCTCGCCATGAGTGGCGTTGACGACAGCGACAGCGGCGGCTCTGGCACGATCATGAAGCTGGGGCCAAACCAGATTTTAGCCACCCGTGCGCCTGACGGCAAGTTCTACTACGTGGAACACACAGGTTCAGCCATTCAGACTGGCATGGACCGTCTTGCCGGCATTGAGGATCAGATGGCGGCCTACGGAGCGCAGTTCTTGAAAGACAAGCCAGGTGACCTCAAGGCAACCGTGCGCTCACTTGACACGGCTGAGGCCCTGTCCCAGCTCCAGGCCATGACCCTGGTCTTCAAGGACGTGCTTGAGTTGGCCCTTCGAGTTATGTCCGACTGGGCCAGTGTGAAGGGTTCGCCCTCCGTGGAGATGTCGGTTGACTTTGGGCTCAACGACCCTGACGAGAAGGGCTGGAGCGCAATTGAGAGTGCCCGCACACGTCGCGAAATCAGCCGTGACGCTGTGATCAGCGAGATGTCGAGACGCGGATGGCTGTCAGATGACTATGATTCAAAGGCTGACCTCGCCAAGATTGAAGAAGAGAACGCCCTGTTGATAGACGGGGCGGCTGACTTAGACTTAGACCCAGCACAGAAGGACGATAAGGGTGACAGAGGAAAGAAAAACACAGGAAAGCCAGACGACAAGAAGAAGCGTTCCTCTTGAGCAGTTCTTGACGAATTGTTTAGCTCGCGGCGTTTCAGCGACCGTCACCCCAGTAATGGGAAGAAGCGGCAGGGTTGAGTTCTACATTCGCCCAGATGGAGTGGACGGTGATACATTAGACTTCAGCGTCAACGGTGACGCTGTAGAGAAACTTGAGAGAGCTGCAGGCGGGTGACAGCCAACACTGACCTCTTTGACGCTTCGCTCAGGCACCAGGTTGCTCTGAGACGTTACTCAGCCACAGTGCTGAAGCGGATGCGTAGACTGCTCCAGGCAGCTGACCGCGACCTTGCGGCGCAGCTTCGCGAGCGCCTGCCCGACACCGAGGGCAAGAGGCGTCTTCAGGAGTTGATCAAAGAGGTCAGAGCCTTGCGCAAGGCTATGGTTGAAAAGGTTCAGGAGGAGCTTCGAGAGGAACTGTTGGAGCTTGGCCAGTCAGAGGTTGAATGGGAGCAGAAGATCATCAGGGACGTCACCCCGATTGAGCTAAGCCTTGCCTCAGTTCCTCTGGACCGCATACAGTCCCTTGTTGACAACGAGCCTTTCCAAGGACAGAAGCTGAAGGATTGGTTCAAGGACATCACAGCCCGCGACCGCTCACGCCTTGACCGCGCGATCACCTTGGGCGTAGTGAACGGTGAGACCACAGACGACATTGTCAGAAGAGTTGTTGGTACAAGAGTCAACAAATACACTGATGGCGTCCTGTCAACCACCCGTCGCGAGGCGGACACCCTCGTGAGAACGGCGGTCAATCACGCCTCCAACGCCTCCAGAGAGTTGCTGTGGGGCGCTAACTCAGATATCATCTGGGCACTGAGGTGGACCGCCACTCTGGATGGTCGCACATCTAAGATTTGTATCACGAGAGATGGAGACTACTCCGTGGTGCCCGGTCAAGAGGCCCCGTCCAATGTCCCGCTCCTCAGTCCCCAGACAGCCCGCCCCCCTGCGCATCCCAACTGCCGCAGCACGATGGTCGCGGCCCTGTCCCCAGACGGCATCCTGGGTGAGCGACCTTTCGTGAGGGACAAGCGCGACCGTCGAAAGAGAGAGATTGACTTCCGGCGCGAAGCGAAGGAGAAGGCTGGGGACAGGTGGAAGACAATGTCATCCGCTGACAGACGTACAGCAATCTCATCCCAGCGCAAGGCTTGGGGTGAGAAAAACATCGGAAGAGTTCCTGCTGAGACGACGTATGAAGAGTGGCTGAAGAGGCAGGACGGGGACTTTCAGAACGCTGTGCTTGGACCAACGAGGGCTAAGCTCTGGCGCAGCGGGAAGGTTGAACTTGACGACTTCGTTGATGCTGGTGGGCGAACCCGCAGCCTGAGTGAGATGGACCAGCTCATTGCCCGAAACAAGGAGAGGACAAAGTCATGAGTACTGATGCGAGACTGACGCGGCTGGAGGGCCGTGTTGACAAGCTGGAGGGTAAGGCTGATGCTCCAGCAATCGTGACGAACAACACTGTCATCCCCACGCCCAACGCTCAGAGCGGAGACTGGCCTCCTCAGGTGCCCCCTCACCCTCAGTACGGGTACGAGGTGTCCGGACCCTTCGCTCCCCACGGGATGCTTGGATGGTACAACAAGAAGGACGACGCCTCCTCCTTCACCGCTGGCTCCTTCTGGCCATTCAACGGCGGTTGGGTTACTGCCGCTCACGTCTGGGAAGGCATGGGAGGTGAACGTCCCCCTTGGGTTCCGAAAGACGCTCAAGTTGTCCTCAGACCAGGTGCTGAGAGGGTTCAGTACGTTGCTGCTGGTGGCGAGCTGAAGCGAGGCTATGACGTCTGCTTCATCGGCGTTGACTTCAACCAGCCCCCACCCGTCAAGCTGATGCCCAAGGACATCGTTGCCGTTGAGGGTGTCGTTGGAGGCACCAAGTTCCCGCTCGCTGCGCCCTTCTGTCGCAGCGATCATCCGCCTGGAGGATACCTCGTACCAGGTACAGGGCGGCATGTCCGGTGGCCGCGTGTCGAAGCTGTTGAGTTCAGGCATCTGGGTTCCAGCGGGCGTCAACCAGGCAAGTGCTGGCGGCAACGTGGACACTGACTTGGATGGCGACTTTGACGAGCACATGGACGCAGCCCTGCTCCACGAGGCTTACATGGCAGCCCTCGTTGACCTTGGGCTTATTGCTCTGACTTAACAAGATACTGAGTCAAGGCCCTGTCCCACCTTGACTCAGTTTTGCATGGGACACAGCTCCACCCAAGGGCGATCCCAGGGGTGGGCGATCCACAGGAGCTAACATGACTGTACTGAAGCACGAACTGGACAGCGACGGCTATGCAACTATTCCAGAGAACCTTCGACCCATGTATGCGGAGGTTGAGGGAAGTGAGGGCAACTATGCCATCCCCGAAGGCTTGCGAGGCGTCGCAGATGCCATGACCGGGCTGTTCTCAGCAAACAAGAAGGCTCGTGACGACGTGAAGGCTTGGGAGCGCAAGGGTGCGCCTGACCTGAGCGATCTGAGCGACTATGGCGATGACTTCACCACCATCAAGGAAGGGGTGAAGGCTAAGATTGCCGAGCTGGAGTCATCCCTGGCCAAGGGCGCAGAGGGCAAGGTGGACCTGGACAAGGTTCGAACCGAGATGAAGGCCGCTCACGCGAAAGACTTGAAGGCGAAGGATGACGAGAACCAGGCCCTTCGAGGAACCGTTCACAAGTACCTTGCTCTTCCCTTTGCGGAGAAGCATATGAAGGTGGTTGAGCAAGACGGTGAGTTCAATCCTGTCGTCGTTGATGCTGACGGAGATGTCCGCATCAGCGGGGGCACTGGCCTTCCTATGACGCCAAAGGAACTCATCAAGGAGATGCGGGCTCAGGAGAAGTACGCACCATTGTTCAAGTCCCAGGCGAAGACGGGCGGTGGTGCCCTGCCTGGGCGAACTGGTGCTGCTCCTCAGCCCACTTCTGGAGCTGATGCATCGCCCATCGACAAGATCAAGTCTGGTCTGAAAAAGCGGGCTGCTTAAAAGCTCTTGACGTCCTGCAGCGAGCAGGACCACTCTCCAGGGCGATCCAGGAGTCACCAGCGGGCGATCCGCATGTTGGTTGCTTGAACAGGAAAACCCATTGGAGGATTGGACATGCCGTCCGTAACACTCTCTGAGTCCGCTAAGCTCGCACAGGATGAGCTGGTGGCGGGCGTCATCGAGAACATCATCACCGTCAACCCCTTCTACGATGTGCTGCCGTTTGACGGCATTGAGGGCAACGCCCTTGCGTACAACCGTGAAGCCACGCTTGGGGATGTCCAGGTGATCGGTGTCGGTGATGCCATCACGGCCAAGGCTGCCGCGACGTTCACCCAGGTGACGTCCACCCTGACGACCCTCATTGGCGATGCCGAGGTCAACGGCCTCATCCAGGCAACTCGCTCTGGAGACGGTAACGATCAGGAAGCAGTTCAGATTGCCAGCAAGGCGAAGAACATTGGCCGGAACTATCAGCAGATGCTGATCACTGGCTCTGGCGCTTCTAACGAGTTTGAGGGCATGATTGGCCTGGCATCCTCTACGCAGGGCGCGACGACTGGCGCAAACGGCAAGGCACTCGACTTTGACGTGCTGGACGAGCTACTTGACCTCGTCACCGACAAGGATGGCGAAGTTGACTATCTGATGCTCCACGCCCGCACCATCCGCTCCTACATGGGCCTTCTCCGTAACCTTGGTGGCGCGTCCATCAACGAGGTTGTCCAGCTTCCGTCAGGCCGCGAGGTTCCCGGCTACCGTGGCGTTCCAATGTTCCGTAATGACTATATTCCGGTTGACCAGACGAAGGGGACGGGTTCTGCCCAGACGACCATCTTCGCAGGCACGCTGGATGACGGCTCCCAGATGCACGGCATTGCTGGCCTGACTGCTGCTCGCGCGGCGGGTATCCAGGTGGTTCCTGTCGGTGAGTCCGAGACGAAGGACGAGAGCATCACCCGCCTGAAGTGGTACTGCGGCCTTGCGCTCTTCTCTGAGAAGGGCCTCGCCTTCGCAGACGGCATCACGAACTAAGGCTTGTTGAGGACCGCCTCTGACAGGGGCGGTCCATTCATTTTCCAGGGAGAGAATACATGGCTGTGGTAGAGACGACTTTCGTGTTAGTGGGGGCCAATGCCGGCAAAACTGTTGCTTTGGGAGGCCGCCAGTTCACCGATGGCTCTCACACAGCGACTGGGCCTGAAGAGGAGTTGAAGTGTCTTGGACGCTTCCTCGCTCGCGCGTACCAGGCCTTCCCAGAAGGTTCAGAGGAGCTGACCAAGGCACAGGAGGCCCTCAATGGCGGTGACCAGGTTCAGGCAGACGGGTCTGTCCAAGACGGGCAAGAAGGTGTTCGTGGCGGACCAGGTTCCGACACCGAAGGGGCGGAAGAAACACCTGACGGCGGCAGCGATGCTGGAGCCGAAACCGGGGAAGCGGGGCCAGATGATGCCACGGGGAACGGAGCACGGTCCCTCGCTGAAGCGGTCCAGGCGTTAGACCCTGAGAACGACGACCATTGGACCAATGGCGGCCAGCCGAAGGTGGATGCGGTTGCATCCCAGCTTGGCCGCACCGATGTAACGCGCGCCCAGGTTGAGGCCGCAGCACCGGGGTACAACCGAGAGGTAGCGCGAGGTGAAGAAGCCTAAGGTTATTCGCAGGCAGGCCACTCAGGCAACTGGAGCGTCTGTTGGGCCTGGAAAGGCCAAGTCAAAGACTGAGATCACCCTGCCTGGGGATGGATCACTAACCATCCGCAAAGCAGAGAACGGGGTGGTCTTGAGCATCTGGGACAGCTCGAAGAAGTACGACGACCCAGATCACGAGAAGACCTACGTGGTCGATAACATCCAGGACGTGGTCCTGAAGTAGCAGAGGAGGCCCCGATGGGCAACTACGTTAAGATGGGCAAGAACAAGCGCACTCAGGTGGGCAACGTCAAGGGCGTAGGCTCTGTTAAGCCGAAGGCTCATGCCGCAGGCTCCAACAACCCGCGACCTTCGAAGAAGTCCGGCAAGCCCTCCAAGCAGGTGAGTCAGCGATGATCCGCTTGGCTCTGGCCGCAGTTGTTTTGACACTGGCCGCGTGCGCCAACCCAGAACAGGCTCCATGCGTGGAGCCTAACTGCGTTCACGCACCCACGGCCCCGGTTCCCCTTGGGTGATGGATGGCTTTTCGCGTACAGGATGATGACGGGCTAACGGCAGGCGCGAACGCCTATGCTGAAGTCACGTTCGTGCGCGATTATTGGCTTGACCGGGGCACTGACCTGTCAACGACGACAGACACAAACCTTCAGACCGCGATTGTGCGTGCGACCCAGTATGTGGACGCGCGCTACACTTACGCTGGATGTCGCAGGAACAGGGCGCAGGAGACGGAGTTCCCCCGCACTGACCTTGAAGACAGGGACGGCTACCTCGTGAACGGCATCCCGCCCGTTGTGAAGAAGGTTGTGGCTGAGTTAGCCCAAAGGGCACTGACGATCAGCCTCATGCCTGACCCTGAGGTGGCTGACGCCTCAGGCCGCCACATCAAGTCGAAAAGTGAGGGCGTTGGCCCTCTGAGAGAGGGCGTTGAGTACGCCAACGGTGGCGCATACAGCCTTCCAGAGTACCCGATGATAGACCGCATGTTGGTCTCAGCGGGCATCACTCGCTCCGGCATGACAGCAGCGAGGGCGTAGTGTGGCAAGGTTCGACAGTGCCTCACGTCTCGCACTGAGGCTGATCAAGAAGAATGGCCGCCCTGTTGTGCTCAGCCGTACAGGTGACGCCCCGGTTCCCAACCCTGACAAGCCTTGGCGTCCAGGCAGAGCAATGCCAACGTATGAGACCGCCTACGCAGTGTTCTTTGATTTTGGCGACGTCAGTGAATCATACTCCCGCGACCTTGAAGTCATCGTTGGCGACAAGCTCGCCTACATCGCCGGGGCGGACCTCGTCAAGCCTCCGGAGTTGCGCGACAGGGTTGTGTACGACGACGATGCGGATGGTCAGCCGGACGACGACGCAGAGAGTTGGGGAATTGAAGCCATCAAGACCCTTGAGCCGAATGGCAGGCAACTGCTGTATCAACTCCAGTTGAGACGATGAGTGTAACAACCGCAACAGCTCGCGATGAGGCAAGCACACTGTTCTTCGACCACTGGCGCGCTCATGCTCACGAGGTTTGGGAGCAGGGCGTACCTGAGATCGTCTGGCAGGGCGTCTCCACAGACGGGGACGTGGCGCGCTCTGACGTTCCTTGGGCTCGCTTCTCTATGCTTCACAACGAGGCCCCTCAACGGACCTTCGGCACCACGGCTCGTTTCGAGCGCATGGGCGTCATCATCGTACAGGTATTTTCTCCAACGAGCTTCGAAGAGGGCCTAGAAATTGCGGAAGGGCTTGCCGTCGTGGCAAGGAACGCCTATGAAGGCCGCACGACGCCTTCTGGTGTGTGGTTCCGCAACTCGCGACTACAAGAGGCTGGAGTGACGAAGCCGTGGTGGCAGGTAAACATGAGCACTGAGTTCACATACGAAGAACGGAAGTAACAGGAGGCCTCAATGGCTGGAACCAAGAAGATCGACAGCAACACGGTGGGCCTCACCCTTGCTGAAGAAGTATCAGGCGACATCGGCGTGTTGCCCAACACCCCTGTGTGGCTGCCCGTTGAGCCCAACACCTACGGGGAGTTTGGCGCACAGATTTCAACGACCGTGCGGAACCCCATCACGCGCTCGCGCCAGCGTCGCAAGGGCGTGGTGACTGACCTTGACGCCACGGTTGGTTTCCAGTCTGACTTTGTTCAGAAGTCTCTGTATGAATTGATGCAAGGCTTCTTCTTCGCTGACTGGCGCGAGAAGCCCAACGGCACGCCTACCGCCGTCACGGGCACTGGCTACACGGTTGGTTCGTCTGCGTCAAATTACGACGGTGGGGCAATTGTCTTTGCCGAAGGCTTCACCAACGCTGCCAACAACGGGGTCAAGGTGCTGACTGGCACTACCGCATCCAGCATCCAGGCACCTGGGCTGACGTCAGAAAGTTCGCCACCTGCCGAAGCCACCGTCACCAAGGTTGGCGCTCAGGCTGGAGCTGGAGACATCGGCGTGTTGGCGTCTGGCGGCGATGCCGAGTTGACGTCCACCACCCTTGACTTCACCACTATGGGCTTGATCCCAGGCGAGTGGATTTTCATTGGTGGTGACGCGGCAGCTGAGAAGTTCAACCGGCAGCTGAGAAGTTCAACACCACCACAAACAATGGTTTTGCGCGCATCAAGACCGTGGCGGCCAACAGCATCATCTTGGACCGCCAGCCTGGCACCATGGTGACTGACGCGGGCACTGGCAAGACCATCCGCATCTTCACTGGACACGTGATCAAGAACGAGGACGACCCGGACCTGATCAAGTGCCGCAGTTACCAGGCTGAGCGTTCTTTGGGCACCGCTGGGTACGAGTACGTCAAGGGCTGCGTGGCCAACACCATGGAGATCAGGGTGACCACGGCTGACAAGGTCACCGTTGACCTTGGGTTCATCGGCATTGATGTCGAGTACACGGCTGATGGCGCACCCAAGGCCGGAACTCGCCCTGACCTTCCTGACGAAGACGCCTTCAACTCGTCTTCAGACTTCTCACGCCTGCGCATGTTGAACGAGGACACCGACGCCACCCTGTTCACCTATCTCTCAGAGATGACGGTGACCATCAACAACGGAGTGACTCCGTCCAAGTCTATCGGCCAGCTGGGGGCCTTCGACGTCACTGTGGGCGACTTTGTGGCGGCTGGATCGGTCACCGCCTACTTCGCGTCAACTGACGCGGTTCAGGCTGTACGCAACAACGATGACGTCTCGCTCGACTTCGCCATGACCAAGTCAAACAGTGGTTGGGTGTTTGACCTTCCTCTGGTGACCCTTGGCGATGGCCGGGCAACTGTTGAGAAGGACAGTGAGGTTCGCCTGCCGCTGACCATGGAGGGCGCTGAACATCCGACGCTTCACCACACGATGCTCGCTGTGAGCTTCGCTTACCTGCCCGCAGCGGCTGAGTAAGAACATTCTGGGAGGAAACCATGACTGGAGATGACGACGCAATGACTGATAAAGCACCAGACCTTTCCAAGATGAAAGGTCCGGAGGCCCTCTTCAAGACAGATGCCTCTTTGGAGGAAGAGGGCATCTGGCTTGACTACGGTGACTTCCGCATCCGCATCCGTCGCGCTGGACCCAACAACAAGAGGTTCAAGACGACCTTTGACAAGGCTATGAAGCCCCACCGGGCGGCAATGGCCAATGACCGCATGAACGAGAAAGTCGCCATGCGGGTCACCCAAGAGGTCTGGGCCGAAACTATCGTCATGGGCTGGGACAGCCAGCTTGGCGATGGCGTCATGCCTTACCAAGGCAAGCCTTATCAGTTCTCCGTTGACAACGTCAAGCAGCTGTTCGCAGACCTGCCTGACTTGTTCATCGACATCCGCGACCAGTCCACCAAGATGAGCCTCTTCCTGGAGGACGTGGAAACTGACGCGGGAAACTAAGGGAGGTTCTGAGGTACAGCCTCAAGCACGGAAAATCTCAAGACCGCATCATTGATGCGGCATACAGACGAGGGGTGGAGCTGCCTGAATTTATTCGGAACGCACCCACCCTTCTACCCGGACTTGATCTGTACTACGACGCTTTCCAGGAGCTGAGCACATGTCGCCCGTACATGGGGCTGGAGGCAGTACCTGGACCGATACCCTGGACCGCAATCCAACTGTACGGGCAAGCTGCTGGGTTTGAGGACGACAGCTTAGAATACCTGGTCACGATGATCCGAGCACTCGATGATGAGTTCTTGGTTCACTCAAGGAGTTCAAGCGGTGGCAAGTCTAAGCCAGTTCAGCCGAAGGATCAACGCAGTCGCAACAAAGGTGTCGGCCAACGCGGATAAGACCGTGAGGCGCGCTGCCCTTGCGGCTGACCAAGCTGTCGTCCTGGGCACCCCTGTCGACAAAGGACGTGCGCGGTCTAACTGGCTTGTTGACCTTGACGGCCCTCGCAGGGCGCAGGTTGAGGCCGCAGCACCCGGTGCTGGCGGCAGCACGGGCGGTGAGAACGCGACCGCAGCTATCGCAGCAGCTTCAGCTAAGATTGCGCGCTACAACGGCGACATCAACCGCTCCATCGTGATCCACAACAACCTTCCGTACATCGACGCCTTGAACAAGGGTAGCTCGCAACAGGCTCCAGCTGGCTTTGTTGAAAAAGCTGTTCAGTCAGCCGTCGCGCGGGTTAGAAGTGCGAGGCTCACGCGATGACCACTGAAGCAATCGACATCATCGTCAGGGAGCGCGGCTCCAGGGTTGTCAAGCGGAACATCCAAGGCATTGGCACTGGGGCCGCTGGCTCTGCGAGGTCAGTGGACTTCCTCAAAACATCCTTGGCTACAATCGGCGGCGCTGTCTTCATCAGACAGCTCGCCAGATTGGCCGACAGCTTCACTGGCATCAACAACCTTCTTCGGGTGACCGCAGGTGAGGCTGGAAATGTCACAGGCCAGTACGACCAGAGCCTGTATCAGAAGGGTTCAATCGCCTCTGCTGAGCTGGGGGCCTCACAAGAGCAGCTGTTTAGGTTCGTAGAGAACGTAGGCTTGGCCCTCGCCCAACAGGGAGGAGGGGCGGCGCAGGCTCGTGGCGCTCTACTACAGCTTAGCCAGGCACTGGGCTCCGGCATCGTCCGAGCTGAGGAGTTTAACTCCATTCTGGAAGGCGCTTTCCCGATTGCCATTGCGGCCGCAAAAGGGCTGGAGGCAGCCGGGGGCAGCGTAGCCAAGTTGAGGCGTCTCGTGGTTGACGGCAAGGTCACGTCTGACGCTTTCTTCCAAGCCATCTTGTCCCAGACTGATGACCTTGAGGCCGCATTCGGCAAGACAGTCCCCACGATTGGTCAGGCGTTTAGCGTCTTCACCAACAACTTGATCACGTTCATCGGCAGGCTGGACGCCAGCCTGGGCATCTCCGCAAACTTTGCCGAAGTGGTCATCGCATTAGGCAACAACCTTGACTCAGTGGCAGCCATCCTGGGGGTTGTGGCCGCAGGCTTTGCCCTTGCGTTTGGGGTCAGCACCATCAACGCGATCCGCGCAGCTGTGGCGCAGATCATTGCGCTTGAAATTACCTTGGGGGCTGCCAACGTCCAGCAGGCACTGCTGAGTGCAGGCTTGAAGCGCATGCAGGCTATCCTCTTGCTCATCAGCGCCAACCCATTCGTGGCAATCGGCACGGCAGTCGCGGCTGCTGCGGTCTCCCTGACCTTCATGGAGAGCCGCACTGAGCGCATCGACCGAAACGCGAGGGAGTTGAACGACACCGTCAGCACCCTGAGGGAGGAGTTCGCTCAGGCGGGCAACCAGGCTGAGCGTCTGGCTGGCGCTCTTGGACAGGCCAGTCTCTCCAGACAGCTTGAGCAGGCCCAAGAGGTTGCAAAAGACTTTGAGGACAACTTAGGCTTCCTTGAGACAAGGCTGAAGGGCTTCTCCAACTCGGTGAATTTTGAAGACTTCACCTCCCCTCTGTTCGGGGGCACCAAGATTGACGTCACCGAGTTGAACAGGGTGATCGACGGGTTCAACGAAGGCAAGCTGTCTCTGGATGAACTGCGCGCCAGTCTCGACCAGTTCGGAGCTGTGGACCCTAAGTTCAGAGACACTGCGATTGACCTGATTGAACTCACTGACGCCACCATCGACCTTAGGGACGACACAGAGCGTGCTGAGGCAGTCGTGAGACTTCTCTCTGGCACTGCCACCGAGGCTGACCGAGCCTTGTTGGGCATGGAGGTGGCTACAAACCAGGCAGCTGGAAGCACAGACAAGTTGGCAGCATCGGCTAAAAATGCCGTCAGTCCGCTGAGAGAGTTGGTCAACTTTGTACCCAAGTTGAGGGAGGCTGCTGAGGCTCAGGATGACTTGCGCGCAGCTCGCGCTGCCTTTGCCGCTGGCCAAGCAGACCTCAACGCTCAGGTCGCAGCTGGCGAGATTGGAACGGCTGAGCAGTTGGCTCTTCAGGACAAGCTCGCTGACACGTACCGCAAGGCCGTAGGTGAGATTGACGGCAGCGCTGAAGCGACGAGAAGCGCCACAGAAGCGTTGGCTGAGTACAGGGAGGCAGCCCTGGCTGGGTCGCTGGACCCACAGACCAGAGAGCTACGTGACGCAAGACTTGAGTATGAAGAGTTAGTGAAGACGCTGCAGTCAGCTGGAGCTGGAATTCAAGAACTGGCAACCGCGAAGGCCGCATTTGACCTCAAGGTTAAGAGCATCTTTGCGGATGATACCCCTGTGAAGGACGTCCCAACCTTGGACAACGATGTCCTGGCGGCCCTCCAGAGACAGGGTCAGCTCATTGGTCTGAGTAACCGAGAGCAGGAGGTTCAGAACGCCTTGCTGTCAGCGGCTCAGAAGCTCAGCCGCGACTTGACGGACACAGAGGCTCAGCGCGTGAGGCAGCAGGTCGCGTCTAATCAGGCCGCAAGAGACGCACAGGCGCTGACTGGAGAGGGTGGGATCATTGCCAACCTTGAGCGCCAGGGCAGCCTGTTGGGTCAGACGAATAGGCAGCAGGAGCTGTCTAACGCCCTCTACTCAGCAGCCTCTCAACTCGGACGGGAGCTGACTGCCTCTGAGACGGCTCTGCTTAGCACCCGTGTGAAGACAAATCAAACTCTGAGGGATACTCAGACGCTGTACGGCGCAGGCGGCATCATTGAGGGTCTCAGGCGGCAGGGTGAGCTTATCGGCTTGAACAGCCGCGAGCTTGAGCTAAACAACACCCTTTACTCAGCTGCTCAGCGGTTAGGGAGAGGGTTGAGTGATGCTGAGTCACAGATCGTGTCTTCAAGAGTTGCCCACAACCAGGCTCTGAGAGATCAGCAGGCTCTTCTGGGCGAGGGTGGGATCATCTTCAACCTTGAGCGTCAGGCCTCTTTGATCGGTTCAACCAACCGCGAACTGGAGCTTCAGAACAACTTGTACTCTGCCCAACAGAGGCTGGGAAGGGGGTTGAGTGATGCTGAGATCGGGTTGGTCAAGGCTCGCGTTGAGAACATTCAGGCCCTCAAGGATCAGCAGGCTCTGTACGGCGCAGGCGGCATCCTCCAAAGTCTGGAGCGTCAGGCTGAACTCATCGGCTTGAACAGTCGTGAACAAGAGGTGGAGAATGGTCTGAGAAGCGCGGCCCAGCGGCTGG